TTCTGGCTGCTGCCGGTCTTGGTAGCCTGGTCGGCTGCCGCTGCAAACGTACTCATAGCTCGGTCTCCTGTGCTGTGGTATCAGACAAAGCGGGCGAGGGGGCCAGCACATGCCGGCTTTCCCCTCGCCCGCCCCTTACGGCCTTCTCACTGGGCGACGACGATGCTCATGCAAGTGAGCTGCTTCTCGCCCCGATACTCCGTGACGATGCCCTTGGCCCGGATCACGCGACCCTCCAGAGCCTTCTCGTCCCCGGCGTAGTCGACCTTGACCGTCACGAAATCCACCGGTTTACTGTTCTTCACGTACTTGTGGTTGTTCACCAAGATGAAAGGCATCGGGTTGCCCTTGTTCTTGCCGGGCCGGTAGGTGCCCCGGCAGGTGAACGTGATGTCCTTGTGCTCGCCGACCACCCACGTCCCGACGGTTGCCACGCTGTCTCCGCCGAGCATCTTGCTCCCGGCATAGCCGCCGCCGAGGAGGCAGGCCCCGAGGACGCTGGCAAGGAGCTTGCGGGTGATGTACTGGTGGACCATGAGTCTCTCCTTCGTGTTTGCTGTGGGAATAACCTGCACCGCTGCTACATTGCAGCGGCATCACGTTCTTCCCTCTCTCTTACAAACTCTCTCTGCACTCACTTCCCTGCTGCTTCTTGCTGCAGCAGGGCGGCTTCAGACTCCTGCTTTTGCTACAACGCGAACGACGGCGTCGTAGCCGAGCTTGTCATTGAGTTTCAGGATGTCTCGCGTCTTGTACAGCTCCTCCGCTGCGTCCTGCAGCTTCAGGTACGTTGGGAAGTAGCTGTCGGGGTACAGCAGGTAGCATCCACCCGACAGGCAGAATGCTACAGCGTCTTTGCTGCAGACGCCGGTTTGATTTCCTCCCGTGTTGAGAGCGAATGCCTTCTGCGTCCACCTCTTACGGTCCGCGAACAGTTCCTGGAGGTTCATCTGATCTCCTGTCATCTAGGTGAAAGCGAGAGGGGTGGTGCAGTCCCCCTCTCGCGGCCCGGCCTCATGCCCACTGCCTGTTTGGTCGGGCAGTTCGCTGTCGCGGTTCAGCCTGGGCCTAAGACAGTTGCTGACTTCACCGGATCGGCCTGCTTGCGTGGCAGCAGGGAACGGCCGAGGGTGAGCCACAGAGGCTCGTAGGACACCCCGTACCCTCCCGGCGTCCGCTGCACACTGACCGCACCTGGTGCGATCAGGAAGAGGAACACGTAGAACTCAATCATCTCGGTCTCCTTGTTCGTGCTGACGTAGCAGGTACTCGCACACTGCGGCACCGGCTATGGCCACTCCCACTACCAAGAGCAGTGTTTCCACACTCCACTCCCTACCCCTCCGTCAGGTTACTTTCCTGAGAGGCCGTCTCAATTCGGATTGAGTATCCGAACAGAAGGAAATGCATGCCGGCGGTCATTGCCGCCCGCGACGAGGTGAACGTCACCTCGCAAGAACGATGGCTCAGAGTTGCCACTAGCGTGTAGCTCATCTCGCTCCTCCATTTCCGTACCGCTTCTCCCACTCTGCGTCTAGGCTGTACCTCTTCTCCCACTCCTCCGCGATCACCTCACAGTGGCATCGGAGTGGAGTGCACCAGCACCCGAGGACGGATCGCTCTGTCAGGTCTGCCAGCTCCTCCTGCATGTTTCGTGCGGCGGGGCTTTTACCTGCCAACATCTTTTGCAGGTACACACGAAACTTCTCGATTATTTCTGTACGGGAGCCGTCCCGTCCTTCGCGGTAGGGGTTGCCCCACACGCTGCTGGGCCACCCGGCCCACTCTCTGCCGCAGTAGACGATCCCGCTGTCGGGATGCATCCCCTTGACGTTGACTATTTTCACGCGAGCCTCCTGAGTTTGGCGAACGGGTAGAGCTCGGTCACGTAGGCGAGCTCTTTCTTTGCTTCTTCCTCGGCGAGCATGACTCTTGCCTGCTCGACCCTTGAGGCCCAGTAGTGGCCGGTCCAATACTGGCCTCGTCCAGTCTTCTCCACCATGTAGATCAAGTACATGGTTCTCCTTCTTCTCCCGGCGTCGCATCAAGGAGATGTGCGATCCGGTTTGTTCCTGACGGGAGGCAGACTTGCGCTGGCACCTGTCCGTACTGGAACAGATATGTCTGTCGATCCAGTACACTGCCCTTGAAGCCTAGGTCCTTGAGCAGCAGCTGCAGGGGCAGGTCCTTGTCGGCCACTTGCAGTGTCACGACTGGCCGACGTCCGCAACTTTGCAGGGCGGCCCTCATTGCCCTGTAGACCAGGGCCTTCAGTGCCTCCATGCCCTCTTCGAACGGCGAGTCCGTTCGGATGTCCATATCATGGACGTGGACCCACCATGGGCCCATTTCGTACATGATCCAGCCCAGCATCCGGTCGCCGTCTTCGGCGACTTGCCCTATGATATGAGGCTGTCTGAGGAATTGTATGAAGGCATCGCTGCCTATTCCTGTCGGGTCGCAGTGCTGGACGACCCCTCCCTGTCCCTGCACATCTCCCTTCACCATCCACCTTATGTGGATCATGTCTTGCCCTCCTCTTGGCGATGTGTTGCCTCCTCGATGTTCTGCAAAACCGCCAGAAGTTGACACTGAACGTAGGTCAGCTGACAGTTACGCAGGTACTTGTGGACGGCCTGTATCCAGCCCACAGTTCCCCAGCTCTTCAGGAGAACCTCCGTCGCATCGACAATCCACTTCTCCTGACTTTGTGCCTGCTTGGCTACTTCCTCGATCTCTGCGTAGACTTCAGGGGAGCCATCCATGGTCCCCCCGAGCACGATCCGGCCCTCTTCAGGGAGTAGGCGGATCTCGAAGGGGGCAGTTGTCACGGATACTCCTCCACTTGTAGTTGCTGCATGCGTTCCTCGCAGGCCTGCAACATGGTTTGTTTCTTGCCTTCGGGCTCTGTCTTGTTCTCCCGCACGAGGGAGATAAGAAATGCCAGTTCCTTATCCTCCTCTCCCCGGCGTACTTTGGCCACTGTGCGCCACAGGTCTGTGGCCCATGACGGACCGCTCTCAGTCATTGAAGCTTCTCCTCTTCCACTTTAACAATGAGCGGGAGGGAGCAATGCTCCCTCCCGCTCAAGACTCCACACGCCTACAGCACTTCCAGTGGCTTGCAGGTGTATCGTGTCCTGTGTGTGCCGAAGTGCTCGAACATGGGGTCGAGCGGGCACTTCCGATCCGAGGGCCTCGTTGCCTCCTCCTCTTCCTGGACGTACTGCTTCAGTAGCGCTACACGCTGCTGGGCATCGGCCTCTAGTCTGAATACCGCGACTACCCATTCGCGGTACTCGTCGGTGAAGCACTCGCAGGCTTCGACAGCGTAGACAACCATCAGTCTCTCCTTTACAGTGAGGGGAGGGAGCATTGTAGTCTTGCTCCCTCCCTCTCAACTTCATCGGGTCACTTTGCTGCGGCTACTCATGGAGCAGCTGCAGCAGTCTGTGGTCCAGGGCTTGGATTGCTGCCCGGATGTCCTCTTGGATCTCGGGGACGTGGAAGCTGCTGCTCCACTCCCCGTCGACCCATCGTTCGACGAGGACGTTGGGGCCGGAGATCACTACCATCAGCTCCAGCCTGGGGTCACCCGTCTGCTTGGAGCCGAGGTGGATGCGGGTCTGCCGCTCATGGCAGACCCGTAGCAACTCTTCTGTCAGCATGTTGTTCTCCTTGCATTGAAGTGTGAGGGGAGAGGCTATGCCCCTCCCCTCACACTCGGGTGGGGGATCACTTTGCCGGCTTACCCTTCCCGTTCGGGTATGCCAGCCGAACCAGCTCGTTCAGCTGAGCGAGCTGGCTGCGGCGGGTGTCTGGACTCGTCTTCTTGCAGTTCATACTTGGACCCTCGGGCGAAGGTGTAGGGACACGAACGTGTAGGTCAAGACGTGCCGAAGCCGGACGGCTCCGACTCGGAGCAGTAGTGGTCGTCCTCGACATCATCGAAGACCTGGCTGAAGCATGCCCAGCCGAAGGCAGCCTCGCTCAGGTCGAGGCTGACGAGTGCCTCGTGCGGCGTCGGCCCAACGCCGGGCATCAGGCCCTCTGCCTGAGCCTCGTACGACCCGTCACTGAGACGCTGAACACTTATCATCAGAGCCATTTGCATCTCCTCCGGGCGAAGGTGACTACTTCACGCGGTCGGTAGGGTTGCCGACCGCGAACCAGTACCCGTCGAGGTGTGCCCGGCGAGGCACCTTGACGGGTGCGTCCTCTTTGGCGGACCTCCGCACGGTCCAGCATGGGGCGCTGCTCCATGCGGGGAACACCGCCTTGAGGGGGTCGGCACCCCGCCGGACGAGGTCCTCCCGCACCAGGCACGGCCTGGTGTACATCCCGCCATCGGGGGCATGTACGACGTACATGCCGCAGACCCGATAGCACCGCCGGCTGCTACCCGTATCGTGGGTGCACCAGAGGTCTGGTGCCTCCGGGGACAGAGGGATGTAGCTGATCCCCTCTGTCAGGTTGTCGAGTGCCCACCACTTGGGGGCGGCGGTGGTGGCTGCGGTTGAAGTCTGCATGACTTGCTCCTGTTCGGCACATGGACACGAGAGAGGGAGACCACATTGGTCTCCCTCTCAACTTTCTCTCGGCTCCTGTCACGGCACGGACGCGGCCCCAGGTGGCGGCATCAGCGCTTACCGCGTCGGCGTCACAGATCCATGACGCTGACGATCCTGACTCCCTTCGGCACGGGGGGACACCACTGGGAAGGGTCGCTGACCTCCACGTCCACGTAGACCCCGGGCTCCTCCGTCTCGTCCCAGCAGGACTCCGAGACCGCACCGGGCTCGTGGAGGTTTTCGCCTGCACCCCGCGGCCCGAGCCACAGGAGCCGCCCGCCGGTACAGAGCCGCGGGAACCCTTCCCCCGACAGATACACCAGAGTCTTCATGCCTTGACACTCCGAAATGGGCGACCTCGAACCGACCGGGCGCACAACGCGCCCTCTCAACTTTCTGAGCGAAAGACCCCGGTCGGCATCGAAGCCGACAAGGCAGGCCGATCCTGCCCGGGGTCACGGGGAATGACAAGAGCCGCAGCAACATGCTGCGGCTCTTGTCATCCCCATCACGGCACAATCGAGGGGTCCGGCTCCCGCTCGACAGACGGCCACGGCAGAGTCGATGTGTCCGGCTCCCAGCCGGCGACGCCCACGGCGACCGGCTCGCCAGCTGCGAAACCATCGAAGTAGCTCCGACCCGTTTGGTACCCAGGCGGGCTCGCCAGGGCCAGGGCCCGCGCGGCGTCCAGGGCGGCCGACTCGACGTCGAGTCGGCTGGCCAACTCCGCCGCGGTTCCGCCGAAATACTGATCACACCTCCAGTCGCCCGCGTGCATACGCACGCGGTCGAGTGCCCCCCTCTCGGCTTCGATGGAGGTTTCGTAGCTGCCGATGGCAGCCGCGACAGCCTCCTCCATGACGGCGACGTGCCGGAGGTGCACGCCGACTTCCGGCCTGGCGTCGACCAGGAGCGACACCGTGAGATTGCCGCCGCCGTCCCAGTCGACGTGGCCGACCGCCACGGTATACCGTCCCTGCCCGGACACGACGCCCCCGGCGGGGCGATCGACCCGTAGCTCGATCCCTCGCCCGTCCAGGGCGACTTCCCACGACAGTCGCCCCGTACCGGTCACATGGCTGAGGGACGGATATAGACCCACGGGCCGGTGTTCGGAGGCTTCCATCCTTTCGATGGCGAGAAGGAAGCACTCTCCGAAGTCCGCCGCCATCTCGTCCTCCGAACACTCATAGGCCCAGGCGTGGGAGTGGACCACCGCGAGGCGGTGGACGCCACGGAGGACTTCTTGGGACGGCGTGGATCGGCTGAAGCTGGACATGGTCACATCTCCTGGTCAAGGGCTGCCTTTGCAGCCCTACACACTGTGGGAACCTGTACCTTACAGGCTCCCTCTCCACTTACTGAGCGAAAGACCCCGGCCGGCACCGAAGCCGGCATGGCAGGCCGATCCTGCCCGGGATCACGGGGAATGGTTGACAAGATGGCAAGAGCCGCAGCAACATGCTGCGGCTCTTGCCCTACCTCACGGCACCAGCGCCGCGCCCGCCGTCGGCGTCACAGATCCATGACGCTAACAATCCTTTGCCCGACAGGCATGGGGGGACACCACTGGGAAGGGTCGCTGCCCTGGACGGTCTGGTAGTCACCGTCGGGCAGCTCGTCGCAGAAGGACTCCGAGCCCGCACCGGGCTCGTGGAGGTTTTCTCCCGCGCCCCGCGGCCCAAGCCACAGGAGCCGACCACCGACACAGAGACGGGGGAAGGCTTCGCCTGACAGATACACTAGAGTCTTGACCATCGTTACACTCCTCTGGGCGACCTCGAACCGACCGGGCGCACAACGCGCCCTCTCAACTTTCTGAGCGAAAGACCCCGGCCGGCATCGAAGCCGGCATGGCAGGCCGATCCTGCCCGGGGTCATACGAGAGGACAAGAGTCGCAGCAACATGCTGCGACTCTTGTCCTCCCTATCACTCCTCGAGGAGCGTGCAGATGCTCCCCTCCTTCCCGCAGTCGCTGCACCGCACGATCCGGAGGGGATCGCCCGCCAGACCGTCGACCTGCATGGTATCGTCGTGCTCACACTTGGGGGCGGGGGCGGGGGCGACTTCGGAGGACGTCTGGCTGATGAACATGGCATTCTCCTGGTCAAGGGCCGCCATTGCGACCCTGCACACACTGTGGGAACCTGTACCTTACAGGCTCCCTCTCCACTTACTGAGCGAAAGACCCCGGCCGGCATCGAAGCCGGCATGGCAGGCCGATCCTGCCCGGGGTCATACGAGAGGACAAGAGTCGCAGCATGTTGCTGCGACTCTTGCCCCTACCTCACGGCACCAGAGCCGCGTCCGGCTCGGCGTCGAGGGCCGCCTCGGGCGTCGGATCCTGGTAGCTCGGCCGCCCCCGGCTCGGGTAGCAGCCGGTAGCCAGGGCCAGGGCCCGCGCGGCGTCCAGGGCGGCCGACTCGACGTCCAGGCGGACGACGAGCTCGGCGGCGGAGCCGCCGAAGTACTCGTCGTCGAACCAGCTACCCTCCGCATGCATACGCACGCGCTCCAGGGCCCAGCCCTCCGCCTCGATCGGGGTCTCGTAGGAGCCGATCGCCGCCGCGACCGCCTCCTCTAGGACGGAGAGGTGTCGGAGCTGGACTCCTACGCCCGGGCGGGCGTCGACCAGGACGGAGACGTCGAGCTTGCCGTCCTGGTCCCAGTTGACGCGCCCGACCGCCACGGTATACCCTCCCTGCCCGGAGACCACGCCGCCGGCGGGGCGGCTGACCTCCAGCCGGATCCCCTGCCCGTCCCAGCTGGGGCTCCACGACAGCCGCCCCGTACCGGTCACATGGCTGAGGGACGGGCGCAGGCCGATGGGCCTGTGCTCGGAGGCCTCCATGGCCTCCGTGGCCTTCTCGAAGGCGAGGACCTGGTTCTCGACCAGCTCGTCCTCCGAGCACTCATAGGCCCACGCGTGCGCGTGGACCGTGGCCAAGCGATGGATGCCACGGAGGGCCGCGGCGGACGGGGACGTGCTGGTGCTGGTGCTGATGAACATGGCATTCTCCTGGTCAAGGGCCGCAGTGGCGACCCTGCACACACTGTGGGAACCTGTACCTTACAGGCTCCCTCTCCACTTACTGAGCGAAAGACCCCGGCCGGCATCGAAGCCGACGTAGCAGGCCGATCCTTGCCGAGGTCAGTCGAGCAGGCCGTGACAGTGAAAGCTACCGGAGCTCTCACGCACGTAGCCTACTGGACAGGTAACACAATACCCATCCCCCTCAACTTGAAAAACCAAACTCGGAGATGAGATGACCTGTCTGCCGATTGTGTGGGTAAGCTTGCCAGGATCCCAGACTATCCCAGGTACGCTGAGACGTGTGGAGGGCTATACTCACGTCGGGGGAGGAGGGAGAAAGGAACCCATCCCCTCTTCCCCCGGCGTTGAGCGAAAGACCCCGGTCGGCATCGAAGCCGACGAGGCAGGCCGATCCTGCCCGGGGTCACAAGGATGACAAGAGCTGCAGCATGTTGCTGCAGCTCTTGTCATTCCCTATCACGGCGTCTCTACTCCACCTCTTCCCCGCCGTCGTCGGGGTACAGGAGGATGTCGCCCTCGACACCCCCCAGAGACTCGATGTACCCCTCTACGAGGTCCTCACTGTAGAGGATCCCCTCCGAGATCCTCCCCTGGCTGGTTGGGTACCTGTGCAGCAGGTACCCGAGGAGCCCGATCTCCTCCTTGGGAACCGCCGCCGCCACCGCCGCCACCGCCACCGCCATCGCTTCCTTGCGGTACTCCGTGGGACCCTGCATCGCCCGGTAGCAGGCGAAGCGGAATTTCCCGACGATGCCCTTGAGGCGGCGGTACGCCTCATCATCTTCCGCGACACCGTACTTCTCGCGAAGCACGGGCGGCATCTCGTGATGCCGCTGGAGCCAGTTCTCCAGGAGAACCAGCATCGCCTTGCGGCGACTCTCGATCTCCTTGAAGATCCTGGTGACGAGGCCGTCGCGGACTACCAGTTCGTACCCCTCCTCCTGGAGGTCGAACGGGACTTGGAAGCGGCACTTCGCCGCCATGTAGGTGTCGAACGGGACGTCTTCCATGACGATCCCGCGACTCACCGCCTCGATCCATCCTTGGATCTTGGCGATGAGCTCGCGATTGGTCCCCTGGACCATGGCATCGATGCCATCGTCCATCGAGCAGGGGCGATCCTGCCCGCTGTCCTGTGGCCCCATCACGTTGAGGGCCATGATCAGATTGGCGAAGGCCCCGGGGCTGTCGCCCTTGAGGAGGTGCGTGACCTCCTCCTCCACCTCGGCGGAGGTGAAGTTGATGTGCTTCACCTCCGCCGTGGGAGCCACATGCACCACCCCGAGCTCCTCCTTGCTCGGGGTACGGCTGGAGATATCAAGTGCAGGGAAGCTCACCCCGCACTTGATACCCCTCTCATCCATCCGGGTGGACAGGGGACGCACGTCCCCGTCCACGTAATCGAAGACGGCATAGCCGCCTCGGTCGCTGGGGTTGCGGACCCCAATGACCTTCCGCTGCCCTTCGATGGTGCGGTATACCCACACCACGAAGTCATCGCCGTCGTGGCTACCCCACGACCCGAAGCGATTCAGTGCCCGCCACTTCGCGTCAGTGATGACGGCGAAGTCGAAGCCCGGCAGACGCCGGACTTCGTTGCCCTGCGGCAGCCGATCCTCGGGGAATCCGAGGAGGCTGGCGAAGGAGGAGGACACGGGCTGTCCCTCCCAGCTACAGGGTATCTCTACCCCTAGCTTCAGCACCTTCCCGTCTTCACTCCGTCTCGCGATAGGCCGGCTCATGGCCTCCGCGTACCGAACGCCCAGGGCGGGGGCGTTCTCGAACCTGTACCCGAGGCCGAACAGCCGGAGGGCCGTCCACCTCATCCTCAGGTACATGGACTCTTCCCCCAGGCCCTCCGCCTGGGCCTGCTCCGCAACCATCAACTTCCCGATGGTCTCGCCGAGCTCTCCGCCGATGATCCCCCGGTACACTTTCCGTAGCTGGTCGTGTGCCCACTCCACGACCTCGCTCTCCGGAAAGAGCCAGGGATGTGCAGCCAGGAGCTGCACATTGACCCGGGCCGCCCCATGGCTGCCAATCGGCAGCATTCCCACGAACGAGTCGCCGCTGCTGGCGATCTCGTTCTTGATGTTCCCGCGGTGGACGACGATGTCCGCCGAGGGATCCGGGAACTTGCCGTCTTCTACCACCCGCAGGTGGCATTTCAGGAACCCTTCCGGGAGCACGCCCCGGAAGGAGAACCACTCGCTACGCCTCGCTTTGGCCATCATGGCCTTGAAAGCTTCCTTGATCTGGAAGTCCTTCTTGGACTCCCCGACCAAGGCAGGCCGCATCTCCTGGATGCGAGCCCGCACCCAGCTCTCGCGGACGAGGCCGTATCCGTCGAGGATATCGGCCTCGTCGTCGAGGATGGCGACCTTCACCACCGCCAGCCTGGCGGTGATGGGAAACCTACTGAGCAGGCTCTTCGCCCGCTTGAAGGGCTTCTTGCCCCCCTTGAAGACCACACCGACGGCCTCATAGGCCGTCAGCCAGCCCTCCTGGTCGGCATACGCCAGGAGCACCCCGCCGTCCACTGGGACGGCGAGGGTCGGTTGAGGTGATGCGACCTTTCGCATCACCAGCTGCCGGATGACCTCGGGGTCATCGTCCTTCCTGACCTTCGGCAGCACGAGCTTTCGAACCCGAAGCCCGGCAACCTCGACCAGGGGCTTCCAGCCCCAGCTGTCGATCCCCGGGCCATAGATGTCCAGAATCTCCTGCGTGAGGAGACTGAGGACCTCCTTCACCTGGCGTCGGCTGACGCCAGGGAAACTGACCCTGACTTCAGCTTTCGGCTCCGCTCGGGCGATACGCCCGAGCGTTTCCGAAAGGCGAGAGATTGGCACCCGGTACTTCCGGGCTACCTTCTCTCCGGCGGCGGTGACCTGGACTACAGTCACCGTCCTTCCGCTTACCTTGACCTCCGGCTTGTTAGCCGTCATCATGGCAAGGTTCCTCCTGGGAGGGTGGAACAACCCGTGTGCGGGGGACTGCAATCCCCCGCACACACTTTTCTCCCCCGGCGTCACACGACGTCAGGGGCGGTTGCTCGACTCAGCTCAGCCTTTTTTCCTCCAGGGCGAACGGAACCTGTCTTGCGTAGTGCAAGGTTCAGGTAGATGCCGTGTTCCCGTACTGTGAGGGGAACACGGCACGCATCTCAGAAGGGGATGCAGCCAGGACATTCATTGTACGGGACGTTTTGCGTCCCGCAGTACGGGCAGGCCTGTGCCCAGGATGGGCTCGCCGGCGGGTCGGCGATCTCCTCGGCGTTCTCCCAGTCCACATCGTCGTGCCCCTCCCCGTCCGGCTCGTAGTCTGCCGGACAGCATTCAGGGCATTCGCCCTGAATGTTTGGGCAGCAGCACCAGGGACAACATTTGTCCCTGATCGCTGCCACTACCCTCTCGGCCATACACCTCTCCCAGCTCTGCATGTTCTCATCCTCTGGGGCGATACAAACGAACAGAGCCAAGCAACATGCTTGGCTCCTCCTACTGCCTCTAACAGGAGCCCCGACGCTCGGGCACTTCTGTCTCATGCACAGAACAAGACACGCCGGAGAGGAAGAACGGTCTTCCTCTCCGGCGTTCCCTATCACTCGTCGTAGTACGCGACCTGCAGTCCGCAGACCGCAAGCGCGGCATCGACGTCATGGCGGGACGGATTCTCCACGAGCACTTCGATGTCCCCCTCGACGCTCCGGACCGCGATGGTCCGGAAGAACCTCGCCAGCAGCAGCAGCTGCGTGGGGGTGGACACGACGAAGGTTACCGACACGTTGTTCTGCACCATGGTACAGACCTCTTTCCCCGGTCGACTGTCCGGCTTAGCAACATGCCAAGTTACAGACAGCGAGTGCCAGGGCGTCGAGGCTCCTGTCTCAACCATCTCTCTGACGTCTCTCCTTTCTTCTGGCCATCGTCAGTGCAGGCATAACCTGCAGACGCCGAGGCGATCGGCGTTTCGGCCTTCTTACTTGGCCCAACCGACATTCCACTGAATGTCGATGATCTGACCGGGAAACTTGAGCTTCCCGACCTGCGACGACCACCCCTGACACCCCTCGATGCCACTATAGGCATCGATGGTGTCCTCCGCGTTGGAGAAGAAGAGCAAGATGCTCTCCTTCCCGTTCGAGCCAGCAACGGCCCACTGCACCGCCTCCGCGTATGGAATGAATTCCATAGCGAGTACTCCATGGCGTATAATGAGAGACGGCCCGCCCTCCCTACGCCTAGGAAGACGAGCCGTATTTAAGAGATATTTCTAATAGGGATGGGGGTCAAAAACCCCTACACCTACCCTCTCTCTACTACCACGCGGACCCCTTCTGAACCGGCCCTCCAAAAAAACCGCTCCTGCCAAAAAGGCAGTCTATATCACGCTGTAGGCTTTTTGCCGCTTTGTGCTGCCGTCAGCACCGCACCCGTCTGCCTCATGACGCTTCGCAGAGTCGGCTCCTCTTGCTCGTAAATGGGGTGCTTGTCCGCCGAAGAGATGTCCTTCCCATCCGACCCCTTGACACCTATCGTGTCATAAGGACTGGCCGGATAATCTCGCAGACCGTACTTGGCCAACTTTTCTTTGTCGCCCTGGTGGAAGCTTAGTGCCGCCATGCCCATACCGGTTCCTTCTCCTACCTCTTCCTCCAAACCCTGTACGTGCATGTGCCACTCCTCCAGCGACTTTGCGCCTCTGAACTTGTCGGCCCACGCCATCTCTCGTTCCTTGGGCCTGCTGCCCTTCTTCCTCTTCCCGCGTCTCCCCATAGTCTCATCCTCTTCCCTCTGAACATCAAAAGCGAATCGATCGACTGGGCTGCTCCTATCCTTTCTTCTGCCCATTCCGGTGAAGCTCTCTACTGAGGTCTCGTCCGAAACTGAATCTACCTTGTACCGGGAGTCGCTCTGCACCAACTTTTCGGTCAAGCCCCAGAACTTGATCTGCCGCTCTTCTCTCTCCTTGCTCCACTCGGCGTACGTGGCCATGATCCGCGACTGCAATCCCTGCAGCCGACCTCGACCCCTCGCATTGACCCACTCTCCGCTCTTCCAGTCAAACCGCTTGTAGATCACCTGCCCTTCCCGCTTCCACATCCCCGTTTCCTCGTCTTGCACCCACTGCCTTCTCTTTTTGCCTTTGACGGCCGGACGTTCATAAGGCTTTGGAGGTCTGTAGGCCGGGCTGTCCATCAGGGCAACTAGGTGCTTTACGCGATCGGAGACTGGCCCGCCCTTCTCCCACTGCCTTCGCAGCGATGCTCTATCCTGATCTCTCCGCGTCCAGTTAGGATCCGGATCCTTTGCTCGTCTCTGCTCCCGGCGTCGGGCATGAGTTTCATATCCTGGTGTACCCCTTAATTCATCAGAATCCCTGTCCTGCGCATCCGATACTGCAAACCCTTCTTCCTTCCTTTTGCTCGTGTCACTGTAAGCCACTCTGAACCCTGAGTAATTTTCGCGGCGATCGCTCCAATGTGGATCCAGGTCCTTTGGCGACAACCTGTCACCCATTGCCGTATGCCGATCGACGGCAGCCTTCACGTCCGGCTGAGTTGTATAGTACCGATGCAAGAACGTATGAAAGTGTGGATACTTCTTTCGAATCAGATCCGAGTCCATCATAGCGGCAAGATAGTACGTTCTGTCCTTCCCTCGCCTCATATCTCTTTTCCCCGTATCGGGGTTGTAGAGAGGATCGAGCAGCTCGTCAACCGTCATGCCCTCAAACTTGCGAAACGGTATAGGATTCGCCTCAATCCAGGACTGGTACCGCTTTGTACGTACTGCAGCAACCTTATCCAAAAGCGCAGTCCTTTTAGCCTGCTCCTTCATCGCGTCAGCAATGCTCTGCCCCTCCTTGTGCAACGGTACAGAGTTCGCTTTAGCCCAGGCCTCGTATGCCTTTCCTTCCTTTGATGCGGCCGTAACCCGATCCGCACGCTTCATCCTTCGAAGATAGTCCTGCGCCGCAAAAACCGCTCTCTCTTCCTGCTCTTGTGGCCTGTGTCCCATCTCGTGGTTGTCGATGCTTTTTCTAAATCTGTGCAGTTTCTTGTCGTTGAGCAGGGTCGGATACATCTCAGCCAGATCGGATATCGCCCGCTTTGCCTGCTCCTCGCTTGCTCCCACGTTCTTGGCCGCTTTCATGATCCAGTCGAACGAAACGGACCCGGAATTTTCTCGCCTTTTTCCTGCTCTTGGTGGAGCATTGCCGCTGACTCTCGCAGCGGCATGGGGTATCCAGGCGGCAATGGTACGTACCTGCTGCGGAGTTAGGCCGACATTGCTGTCCTTCTTGGGTCCTTGTCTCATCCTGTAGTATGGGCTTTGCGGGTTGAACAAATTTCCACTGTGCTCGATCAGCAAACTGAACAGTTCGTGTGTCTGCCTGTAGTCCAGCCTGGCTCGTTTTGCATGCAGCTCGATCTCGCTTACTACCTTCGGGGGCAACAACTGTGCTACAGCCGTGCCAGACAGTATCGACTGCCGTCTTCTTTCCGGTACCTTCCGTTTGCCCTTAGCTCTGGTCCAGTTCACTTGCCCTTGTAACTGTGCATCCTGCTGTCTCCGATGGTCGGCAACCGTATCCCGACGCTTTACTATGTCACCTGCCAGGCTTGGACCCGTACTGCCCGGCTTGCCTGGACGTGACTTTTCAACAGGAGATTCTTCCAGCTCTGTCGCACTCACGGTCTGCACACCGCTCTGCCTATCTTCCTGTAGGAAACGGTAATGCTGGGTAACGCTTGTAGCAACTTGTCGTTTTCCTCGCTTGGCTGCCATATCCTCTCGTGTGTCCGCAGCAGCTCTGGTCTGGCCTTGTGCGCGAGCGAATGCTTGCGCTTTCTGCTCCTGGCTCTGGCGTCCAATCCCCTCCGCCGACTTTGCGGCAATGGTGTGAAACTGCTGGAGTGACACTTCAATTGAGGCAGTGATGTGCCGTATGGCGGCTGTATTGTACCCACTGTCAGGTCTTGCAAGCGAATGCTCTCTGACCTTTTTCAGCAGCTTGGCAACCTTGGCTGGATCTGCAAAAAACTCCGCAAGCCTTGCCCCCGCTCGCGTGGTGCGAGAACTCAGCACCCGCCCCAGCCCCCTTTGTATCGCCTGTGCTGCCCCCTCTATGTTGCCCGGCAGCATCAAGTTGATGCCAGTGCTCTCAGAGATGATCTCCGCAATCTTTTGCAGACACTCTTCGCCACTTTTGTACTTGCCTATTGCCATTGACTAACTCCTATGTTTCCTCCATAATAGCATAGTCTGTCACATTTTGCCATGGTGGTCATGTCCCGACGCAATCGAAACCGTAGGCGACCTTCCTCACCCGACGCTCGCTCGAACCTTTCTCAGCCTGCGGCCATGGCACCTTCGTCTCCAGATCCGAGGGACACCAGGATAGTGCCCTCGGATCCCCCGTCTTCTTCCAGCAAAGGCCGTAGCAAGAAGCCGAAAGTTTCTAACGTCTCCGAAGAACCTGCTCGCGATATCTCCTCGATCCTTTCCTACGGAGCCTCGCTCCCTTCTGGCTTCGCCAATGGCTGGAGCGAACGCCGCACCGAACAAGTCGCCTCTTACAAGCATTGGGTCTACATCGCGGTCTCTGCGATCGCCCGCAACGTCGCCAAGCATCCGCCCAACATCAGTCGCGTCTACAACAAGGGCACCGTCCCCAGCGCAGAACGCTCCCGCATAATTTCGCCCGCTGCTCGCACCAAGGCCCTCACCCCACTCCAGACCCATCAGGAGATAGTTCCCGAAGACCCGGATCATCCGCTCTGCTGCCTCCTCCGCGACCCCAATCGTCCGGACACCGCTTCGGATATCTGGTACGAGACCATTCTCTTCCTCCTGCTGACCGGCTCCGCCTACTGGTGGATGCCCCGCAACAGCTTCGGTCTCCCTTGTGCGGCCTGGGTCATCCCCTCGCACTGGATCTGGCCGATCCATCACGAGCAGAAAGGCCTCACGCACTGGGAGCTTCGTCCGACGGAGGGCATGTACCTCCGCAAGAAGCTTCCCGAGCACGAAGTCCTGCACTTCCGGCTGAAGAATCCGATGTCGAAGATGGACGGCCACTCGCCCACCTCGGCCGGTTCGCAGTGGATCGACATCGCAGACTCCAACAACCGGGCCATGTGGTTCAGCCAACGCAACGGCACATTTCCCACAGTCGCCATCCAGTTCGACGGAAAGGTGCTCGAACCCAGCGATGAGGATCTCCGCCGCATTGAGGCCAAGTTCGTAGCCCGCTACGCCGGCGACACCCGAGCGAACCGTCCCCTCTTTCTTCCCCCCGGCGTAAAGGTCAACCCGCTCACCATCGAGCCGAACAAGATGGTCTTCGGCGAAACCGCCGACGATATGCGGGACAACATCCTGGCCCTTTTCGGCGTTCCGAAGCTCGTTGCCGGGATGATGGACGGCATGACCCACGGCAGCGTCCTTGCGGCCCAGGCCGGCTTCTGTGCCTTTACCCTGAACCCACTCCTGCATGCTCTGGGTCAGGCCTTTACCGAAAAGCTTGCCCGTCTCTTCGACGACGTGGACGGCGACAGCAACGGCAGCCGCAAGATCTGGTGGGAGGACACCAGCCCGCCCGATCCGGAAATCTTTGAAAAGCAGCTGATGACCGATATGATGTGCGGAGCCGTCACTCCCAACGAAGTCCGCGTCCTCCGGGGCCGGGAGCCTTATCCTACTTGGGGCAACGACCCGGTCTTCCCCGTAAACATGACCACGCTTCCTATGGGGGGCAAGCACCAGCCCTCTCCTCCCTCCTCCCCCGGCGTTCCGCAGCCCACCGTCTCCGACGAAACCTCTCTGTCTCCTTACGACCATCTCGAACGTCTTATGCGTAGTCGCGCGAACAACTCTTTTTCCCTCAACGGTCATGGCCATTAAAGACCCCGACATCCTGCTGAACAATTCGATCTACGACGTCCTTGCCCAGCGGCAGTCCGCTTTCCTGGGCCAGATGCGGTCGCATGGCCTTGCTCTGCCGTCGATCGCTTTCCTCAGCACTGCCGTCACCCGCCTGGGCGACAGCAACGTTCTTGCCTTCGGGGACCCCGAAGCTCCGGAGCCGGAGGTCGACGAGTCGGATATGACCGCCTCGTTCACCATTACCACTCCTGCCCGCGACCGCTACGGTGACGTGGTCATGCCACGCGGCTGCATCAAGACCATGGACCAGTTCCTCAAGAATCCCCAAGTCTTCTTCGGCCACAAGTCCCACGACTTGCCGATTGCGACCTCCATGCCTCCTGTCGTTGGCGAGGACGGCGTCAAAGCTTCTTGCCGGTTCCACGGCAAGACTCCGGAATCCGCTTGTGTCTTTGGTCTGGTCGCCGAGAAGATCCTGCGTTCCACTTCGATCGGCTTCCTGCCTAACGTCGCGTCCTTCATGAAGGACGAGCACTGTGACGAAGACGGCCGCGACCTTCGTCCAAAGAAGGCATCGAACGGCGAAGAGATCATCTACTTCGACGGCTGGGCACCCCTCCGGTTCCTGGAGTGGACCATGCTCGAATGGTCTGTTGTCTCGATTCCCGCCAACCCGGAATGCACCGACAACCTCACGGCTGCCCTTTCTCGCGGCAAAGTCGGCGACTCTCCCATCCCCTCCTCCATCCGACGCTCTCTCGAACCGTTCGCCCTTAAAGCCCGTGTCTGGTCGCCAGGTTTCGACCCGACCAAGTCCTCGTTTTCCGGAGTCCTCAAGATGGCCGAGTCCGACCTCGAGTACGCCGAGGGAAAACTGGTTCGTGTCGGCGAAGTGAAGCTGCTTCTCGACGACTCCCCTCCCGTCGAAGCTCCTGTCCTGGCCCTCGAAGAGCCGGCCCCAAAAGTCGAGACCGTCGAAGTCAACAAGATCCTGCTCGACACCCTCATCACGATGCAGACCACGCTCTCCCTGGTTGTCGACACAATGAAGTCCAATGCGGAAGAGCACCGCACGCTGATCGCCGATCTCAAGGGCCTGCTCGAAAAGAAGCCCGAACCCGTTCCCGTTCCCGTCCCCGTCGTGCACGCCGGGCCTGCTGAGTGGGAACTGCAGCTGCTCGATGTCCTGAAAAGCGTGCAAGCCAACAGCGAGACGCTCAAGAAAGAGATCTTCAAGGCCACGGGCCGAAGGATGAACTGACCTATGGCTGACAATCTCTTCGTTACACCAGGTTCCGGCGCATCGATCGCTGCTGACGATGTAAGCGGTGTCCTGTTCCAGCGAGTCAAGCTCAGTGTCGGCGCTGATGGTGTCGCCCTTGACATGACCTCTGCGGCCGGTGCAGTTGCTGCGTCCACTCCTCGCGTCACGCTGGGCTCGGACGACCCCGCCGTCACCTCCCTTGCCCTCCTCGACGATCTGGTTCTTGCCGAGGATGCGGCCAGTATCAGTGGCGACAAGGGCCTTCAGGTTCTTGCCGTCCGCAGAGCGGCTCCTGTCAACACTTCCGATACCGATGGCGACTACGAGCCCCTTCAAGTCTCTGCCGGCCGGCTCTGGACTTCAACGGCCCTCGAAGCCGGTTCTGCCACCATCGGTCAGGTGGGTGCTCCCGGTGATGTGGTTAGCGTCACTCTGACCCTGGACATTGTTGCCTACGCTTCCGGGGACCTGCTCGCCGAGACACAATCGTTCACTGGTGTCCGAGTCAACGCCGGTCGGGCTGTCCTCCAATCGCTTACCGTCGTCGACGAAGACGATCAGGGCGTAGCCTTTACTGTCTACTTCTTGTCTGCGAACAACACGTTCGGTGCCGAGAACGCTGCGCCTTCCATCAGCGATGCGGGCGCTCTCGATATACTCGGATTCGTCGACGTGGGAGTTGGCGACTATAAGGACCTGGGCGGCGTGAAGGTCGCTTGCCTCAAGGCTATCGGCCTCTGCCTGAAAGCTTCCGCCGGTTCGCAGCTCATCTACCTTGCCGTTGTGAACGGTGCTGGCACGCCAACCTTCACGGCGTCTGGTGTTAAATTGATCCTTGGCCTGCGGCAGGATTGACCGCCACTTTTAAGAGCAGCTACATGGCAAAACAACCAAAGCCTGAACCTGTCCTGTTGCCCATATGTGGGAACTGCAAGCACTGGAAGCCTGTTGCCGGAAGTCCCATCTTTGGCGAATGCCGGCGATACCCTCCTAAAATTATATCGCAAGGCCCATTGACATTGCATGGACCTGTTGGTATCTTTACATTAACTGCATTGGACATGTCTTGCGGCGAATTCTCGCCAAACCAGTGACATCTGCTAGAAATCATTTCCCCTTCTTTCTTCATGGAAAACATGCCTCCCGAAGTTTCTGCTACTAAGGCCACTGAGGTGGTCAATCCCTCGAAGACGTTGATCGAGTCGATCAACAGTTTTGCAGCCACTCAGGCGGACCTGGTCAAGACCGTGAAGGAGCTGGCCAAGCCGACTCCCGCCGCCGCCCAAGGCCCTTTCATCCGAACGGGCGAGGATCCCAACACCAGTCGCGGCTTCAGCTTTCAGAAGCTGGGTGCCTTTATTGGCGGGCATCTGCATTCTGACAATGTGAAGGTCGAGCTGGACATGCACAGCCGGCTGAGCAAGCTCTACCAGGATGCGGGCTATCGCCGCGGCTTCGGCAACTCGGTCATGGTTCCCTTCGCCAGCGATCTGCTGGCCGTGCAGCTCGGAGACGAGCGGCTGGCCACGGAGTGCCGTCAGGTGATGGGTGCTTCGGTCCACGGTTCGAATCCGGAGGAAGTCCGCAATCTTCGCCTCAAGCACTGGGGCGTCGAGAAGGCCATGAGTTGGCAGGATGACGCCAACTTGGGTGCCTTGGTCGGCATGCCGGTCTTCGGCGAGTTGGTCACCATTCTCCGCAACAACGAAGTCCTGATGCAGGCTGGTGCCCGCCAGATGCCGATGCCGCCGCACGGTCGCTTGACCTTGCCGCGTCAGACTGGCGCTTCGACGGCCTACTGGGTCGGCGAGTCGTCGGCGATCACCGACTCGCATCCGACGACCGGCGACATCACGCTGCAGGCCAAGAAGCTGGGCGTGCTCTCGAAGATTCCCAACGAGCTGTTCCGGTTCGCTGCGGTCTCGGTCGAACAGTTCATCCGCGACGACATCGCGCGTGTGATGTCCTTGAAGATGGACAAGACCCTGCTCGAAGACGTCGGCAGCTCGACTACGCCGAAGGGCCTCATCAACTATGCCTCGATCGGCACGCATACAGCGAGCACGACGGGCACCGACGGCGACACCTTCAGCCCCGAGGACGTGGCGAAGCTGGTCGCCAAGGTCGAGAATGTCAACGCGATCTTCAAGGCGTTCATCATGCGGCCCTTGCTGTGGGCGGGCATTGTGAACCGTCGGTCGGACGCCATCACGGCCGGCGACGGCAAGGGCGGGTTTGTCTTCAATGTCTGGCGCGAGCTGCAGGACAGCTTCAGCCTCGAACGCCAGATGCCCGGCAATCTGAGCGGCTACCCGGTGTTCAAGAGCACGCAGCTTGCGAACAACCGAGCAAAGGGCAGCAGCACCGCCCTCAGCTATGTCCTGGGCGGCGACTTCAACGACTACCTGATCGCCCTCAGCGGCGTGATGGAGTTCCAGATGAGCAATAGCGGCGACACTCCGCTGACCAACGACCAGACGTGGTTGCGAGGTATTCTCTACTGCGATGCGGCCCCGCTCCGCGAAGCCAGCTTCATCCTCTGCGACTCGCTCGTGGAAGGCTGAGTCGAATTGACGCCGGGGGAGTACAAGAGGGGGCTCTTTATTATCCCTTTCCCGCAGCCTCTCTCGCCCCCGGCGTCTCTTTTCTTTTCTTCTTACCCGCACAAATCTCCTCACTACAGGGCCACATGTCTGCAACCTTCCTCGTTGATCTCGCGACGAATACGAAGCTCGGCTACTCTATTGTGCCGGGCACGACCATCTCCACCGATACTACGACCTCCGGCACGGCGGTCGACTGCCAGCTTACCGATGGTCCCATCCACGGCTTCTTCTGCACGGGCAATGCCGGCGACGCCACGACGACCGTTCAGTTCAAGCTGACGGAGTCTGCCACCTCTGGCGGCAGCTATAGCGACATTGCCGACGGCGTGAAGACTGCACTTGCCGGCTCGACCACCCTCAACGACAACCTCGTCACCGTCGTCTCCGCCGCGAAGCGGAAGATGCGTTACGTCAAGTGCGTCGTGGTTACGGCCGGCGGTGGCACTCCTAACGTTCCTGTCGCTGCCTTTGTTATGGGCCGCCTGAAGATTTCTGGTACAGGGACAGGTTACGTGACGTGATCCTATGCCCAACGCTCCTCTTCAATCGGCTCTCACGGTCGGCACCACTGCGGTGCCTCTGACTGCCTACGATGCTCCGCTTTCGGGCCTGAAATGCAAGGCAGCGTTGGGCAATTCGGACAACGTCTACATCGGCTTTTCACCCGAGGTGACGGCTGCGACTGGCTGGCCTTTGGATGCTGGCCAGGAGCTGGTGATTTCTCCGGCCGTAGCAGCTTTCACCAGTACGATCTACGTCATCGGCGGGGCCGCTTCCCAGATACTTCTCTGGTTCATGGCAGCCCCTGATGTAGTTGAAGGCATTACACCAGCCCTCGACTTCACCATACCCTACGACTCCGGCTACATCGCCCTCATCTGACAGAGAGCATAATGTCCAACGCTGCTATCAAGAACGCCAGCAACGCTACGGTCTACCTGAAGTCTTCGGGTGTGGGCTCTGATGGCGATCCGCATATTGTCGAGCACTCGACCACTCTACTGGCCGGCTCGTCTGCCGTCGGCAAGCTTGCGGCCAATTCTGGTGTGGACATCGGCGACGTCGATGTCACTTCGCTCGTCCCCGGCGTGGCTGCCACTTCCCTTGGCAAGGCCGAAGACGCCGCACACACGACGGGCGACACAGGCGTCTTTGTCCTTACCAAACGCACGGACACGGCCGCAGCTTCTCCTGGCACCGATGGCGACTACGCGTCCTTGAACACCGACGCGAATGGCAAGGTCTGGACGCGTTCGGCCAAAGACGGTTCGACCTACACGAAATTGACGGCGATCCTCGATTCTGCGGATGCTTCCGTAGCGGCCGACCTGTCTGCTGCTCCGACTGCCACTCAGAAGATCGTCATTGACGATCTGGTCGTCTCCTTTGGGGCTACGATCTCTCTTAGTCTGCTGGCAGAGACTTCGGGCACTGTCCTGTATAAGCTTTACGGTGTCAACGGTAGCACAGTTGCAATCAGCGGCGACTTCCTCAAGAAGCTGGCTACAGCCGACAAGAAGGTCCGCGTGCAGACTTCTGGAGCCGGTACCGTCTTCGTTCACTTGGGCTACCACAGCGAGGCGTGATCGTGGCGCTAACCACTGTCGCCAAGATCAAGGGCTATCTCGGAATCCCGGCGGCGAATACGAGCCAGGATACCTGGCTTACCGCTCTCCAGCCTGCGGCTGAGGCAGTTGTCAGCGAGTTTACTGGCCGTCGTTTCGAGTCGCAAAACTACACTGAGTTCTACAACGGCAACAACCGTCGAGAACTAGCTCTTCGTTGGCGGCCTGTAACAGCAGTGGCGTCGGTGTACCTGGACTATGCGGGAGCATTCGGGCACAACCCCTCTTCTCCCTTCCCGGCGTCCACTCTGCTCGCTGACGGCGTTAGCTATGTTCTCGACTGGGACGGCCCCAATGCCGTTCAATCTCGTTCCGGCCTTTTGCTCCGCTTGAACACCGTCTGGCCGGAACTGCCCAGATCCTACTCCGCACCACGCTCTTTGACGCTCGACACAGGCCCTCTCTACGGCAACATCAAAGTCACCTACACAGCCGGCTACGTGACAGTACCCGAAGACATACAGTATGCCGTGGCTTTTCTATGCTCTTATATGAAGCGGACTATCCCTCAAGGGGGTAATGTCGTAGAAGAGCGTATCGGCGATTACAGCTATGCTCTTGCGGATGGCCGGCGACACGAGTGGCAGATGCCCGAGCTGGCTACTATAAATCAGATTCTTAGTCGGTACAAGGAAGTTGCCTTGGGTTGGCACTGAAGCAGATGTCCTACCTGTCGCTCCTCAACAGTTCGATCTCCCTGGAACGACCTGTCAACTCTCAGGATTCTTCGGGTGGAATCCTCAAGGGCTTTGAGTCGGTCAATGGCTTCCAGGACGTTGCCGCCTCGATTCAGCCTCTCCGTACGGAAGAGAAGAACTCCATCTTTGCCCAGCGGCAGATCCTTGTCACGCATCGCATCTACACGGCGATCGACATGAAGTCTCAAAAGGGCGACCGCTGTCGTGTACCCGAGACGAATCAGATCTTCATTCTGATCGGCATGCGGGACCAAGCCGGACGCCACCAAGTCTACTCGATGGACGCTAGAGAACAGACGTAGTGCCTTCTCCCAGCCAGCCTAGCCTGACGCTCACTCGCTTGTCGAGCACGGCCTTCCTGGCGACTTTCTCTGGCGATGCAGGTGTTACGAACCGGCTGTTCTATCGACGCCTCCTAGGCTCTCTCCCCTCCGACGTCACGGGCCCTACGCGAATCGGGGACGGCAATGTCACAGTGCTCAATCTCTCTCCCGAGGGGCACTACCTGGTCTGGGGCGTGTCGGACAACGGCGAACTGTCGTTGCCTCGCCTGAAGTCGATCTCGCTGGTCACCACGACCAATACGATCCTCTCGGCAATCAAGACCCGCTGGTACGAGTCAGTGCCCTTGACAGAGTTGGTTGTCGGTGGTCTCTACGTCAACGAGGTTCCCGAGACGATCAACGGCTCTCCTCCAGAACTGCCCTATGCTTATGTCGAATCGGGGCAGACGACGTTCGACTGGACGCATACCGAAACGTACATGGAGCTGGCCGAAGTCGAGTTTTGTGTCCTCTGCGCCGGGGCTGCCAAAGCTGAAGCCGCTGCCCTTCAACTTCGCTCGGTCTTTGACTGGAAGGACCTACCTTTCACAGACGATACGTCCAGCACCGTTTACTTTCGCCCTTCCCGCTACGAAATAGCCGCCGAGCCGATTCGCTACAAGGATGGCAGTCTGATATACAGAACTCACGTCGGTTACTCCTGCTGGATTGATCGTCAATATCCCCTTTCCTGATTCTTCTACTTTCTAGGATACAATGGCAACTACTCTGACTGTTGACTCGCTCAAAGTGTCGGCCTCTCTCACTCTCACCGACACCACGAGCTATGGCCAGCTGGTTACTGCACCGGCTTCCTTCTCTTACAAGACTGCTCTTGCCCAAGGAACAGGAATCAAGGCCGCGAGATACTGCTACGTCGCTACCTTGACGATTGCTGCCTCGGCCACGACCAGTCTGGATCTTCATGGTGGCGCTGGCACTCCCATCAAAGATCCGCTCGGCAACGATCTCACCTTCGTCAAGATTCGTGGCATCTACGTCGCTTTGGATGAGGCGGTCAATCTGGCTAGTGGTGTCTCCGTGGGCGGCAACGCCAATGGTCTTGCCAACTGGGTCGGTGCGGCAAACGATAAGGTCATGGTTCTCTCTGGCGGTGCTTTCTTCCTCTTCACCAACTCTGCGGCCGGCTATGCTGTCGTTGGAGCTACAGGCGATCTTCTCGACATCACCAACCTCGACTCAGTCAATGCTGCCACGGTCAATGTCATGATTGTTGGCGAGTGATAACTATCTCTCTCCCTAGACATTAAAGGACGTTTCCTCCCATGACTAAAATTGCAGGCTATCAGGGTCGTGTCCGCATCGGCGAAGAATTGGGAAGTATGGCAAATCTTTGCACAACGCGATGGCAAGTCAGCTGGAAGGTTGATGACATCGACGTATCTTGCACGGAACACGGCTGGGTGTCAGCAGATCAAGCTCGTGGGCCCATCACGCCTTTTACGGGTCACCTTCCCGGTATCACAGATATTGATATATCGTTCGATGCTTTCTGGGAGAACGACCTTGGTCTATTTGAGAGTCCTCCCTACTTGAAGCCTGGTGCCTATCTCTACGTCGATCTATTTTTACACAAGACTTTGGTCAATCACCGCTGGGTATTCAGCAGTGTTCTGATCTTGGACTGTACCATGGACTCCGAGGTTCGCGGAGTGGTGAAGTATTCGGCATCTGGAAAAGTGAGTGGCGGCCAGATCACTTACTTCTACCCGCGCAACTGAGAATTATTCATATTTCGCACAACTTCAGGTATTTTTCACAATGTCTAAGGTAAGTGGGTTCAGAGGTCGAGTCGGAATAAAGACAGGCACAACCTTTGTCTGGCTTTGCACTACTCGATGGCAAGTCAGTTGGAAGGTTGATGACCTGGACGTGACGTGCATGGTGCACGGCTGGGGAGCCACCGACATAGTCGGGAGGACTGCTACACCTGTATCCGGCCACCTTCCAGGGTTCACGGATCTGGACATCTCGCTCGACGCCTTCTGGGAAACGTCGATAGAACTTTTTGCTGATCCCCCCTTCCTGAAGCCCGGCAACTATGTCAGGGTCGACATCGAGCTGGTTGCAGGTGACGCCCTTCAGTCATGGAATATTATCGACGTGTTGATTCTAGACTGCACGATGGACAGTGAAACACGAGGAGTTGTCAAGTATTCTGTTTCAGGCAAGGCGAGTGGCGTGCCAGAGGTCGGCTTCTATCCGTTTACACCGTAACTGATCCTTGTTCATATTAGGGCCTTGTGATCCATGATTTTTCCCGGCGGCTTGCCTTCTGGAGGCTCCAGCTTCCTGCAAGGCTCGCGAGGCCGCGTACATCTCAATGGCCCGAATGGTCCAGTGTACCTGCCGCTGACCAGCTGGATGGTCAATGCTACGGCAGAGCTGGACGACCTCACCTGGGCAGATGATCCGCAAGGCCATACTTTCCCCGTCATCGTCAAGAAGTATATCGCCAAGAGCGTTGACGTAGATGTGACTTTGGAAGGTATCTACGATACTGCTCTTGTTCTCTTCAACGACAACCTTTCTTCAAATCTTGTACCTGGCAGCAAGGTATTCGTGACAGCCGATCTCGACCGCAACCAGCCCGTCCATCGCTTCAGCTTCTTCCTTATCATCGCCTCCTTGCAATTTCAGAACGAAGTTCGTGGCGTTGCAAAGTTCATGGTTACTGGCAAGCAGTACGGAGACGATTACGGCCTTCTTCCTACGCAGACTACTCCATACGCAGAAGGGCTTAGTTCACTCGTGATGGTTGTCTCTGTTACGGATGGCGACACAATCATAGTTAGAGAAGGAGAAGTTGATACCACGATCAGTCTAGAAGGCATTGACGCTCCCGAGCCCGATCAACCTTACGGCTCCGTGGCTTCGGCGTATCTTCGCAATAAACTTCCGGCAGGAGCAATTGTGACTTTGGTGCCTAAGGTGGTGGACGATCGTGATCGAATGGTGGGAAGGATCTTGCTAGGAACTGAAGACGTCAACGCTTCGATGCTTGCCGCCGGCATGGCGTGGCATTACTACAGATACGACAATCGCATTTCCTATTCAGCCCTGGAGCGTACTGCTCGATTGGCAGGCACTGGCCTGTGGGGCAGCCCGGTACCGCCGATCGCTCCTTGGGATTGGCGTAATGCTAATCGTGACCCCTAATAACAGGTACTACTCTTAATGACTTCAACAGCAGCTGCTCTTGGAATAGGCACAACGCTCGATCACGAGGGTGTGTCCTATCGTTTTTCTCCTTGGACTTATAAGATCCAAGGAGAGTTCGAGCGACATCTGGAAGACCATGCCCTGAAGACCATCAAGCGGATGAAGGTGTACTGCAGCGATGGCGAGTATCGAGAGCTGTTGGCTTCGGTGCATCGGGACATCTCCTCGGGCTATTACAACTTCGGCGGTCCCGCCGTGGCCCAGGCCATGACAACCTTGCATCACCTTGTTGTCCTTGTCACTCTCTGCCTGAAGCCCAACCACCCCGACATTTCGGCGGCAACGGTGGAAGCGATTCTCAAGAAGCAGATGGAGGAGGTCCTCGACAAGATGTCGGCGGCGAATGCGGACCCAAACGCGACGAGCCCGGCGAGCATGTAGAGCACGCTATCCGCCGGGCGCAGAGTATAGAAGACGTGTTTGCTGCCCTGACTAAAGATCCGTTCCATCTCACTCTATCCCAGATCGGCGATCTCACCCCTTACCAAGTCCGCAACATTCTCTTCCGCCCCGAGGATACCAGTAAGCTCAATATCCCCGGCAGCCCCTTTAGCAAGTACACGGAAGAGAAGGACACCTTCTGGAAAGTCTGGAAAGAGTGGCGGGGGTTATCGGAAGAGGAAGTCGCCGCCAAGTGGGTGGAAAAGCAGCAGCAGGAACAGAAACAGGAAGCGGTAGGTAAGGAATAGGCGTACAGCAAATGGACGGAAGGCCACATCTCAGTTCTACTCCATTCTCCGGGGTGGAAGCCGTCCGCAAACTTCTCGAACGATTTGGAGAATTTGGCGAAAGGCTCACCCACATCTCGGTGAGCCTTTCTCATTTTGAGAACTCTATTCGTCGCGTTCAGGAGATGACCGGCCGACTCACTTCCGCCTTGATGCTGCAGGTAGGTGTTCCTCGGCCCCTCCGCTCTGACATCTGGAACCGACTTGCTGGCCCAAGCGGCGGCGGCGGTGGTGGGGGCGGCGGTTTATTTTCTTCCTCCGGGTCTTCGGAGAAGGTTTTCAAATCGCACGAACAGCTCATGGAGGAGATCAAAGCTCGTGCGAAGCTGAAGGAGGAACTCCAAAACGCTAGTGACGCGAAGTGGGAGACGCGTAGGGCGGAAGGAGACAAGAGGCAGGCCGCCCGTTGGAAGAACCAGGACGAACGGGACGACCTTCGCCACAAGGTCCGCCAGAAGCAGGCAGTCGAAAATACAATCATAATTGGGCGAGCAAAGGCTTTAATAGGAGGTACACCCGACGACGAAGCAGCCGCGGTTAAGAAGATCCTCGATGATATTGAAAACGCACCCAATCACATGAAGGAGGCTATAAACGCACTTCCTTCGGTAACCGAAGGAATTGCTGCCGCTACACCGCCCGGTACAAAAAAAGCTCCTGCTTCTGAACCTGGTAAAACTACAGAGGAGGCTATTGCGGCTATAGCGGCGGAGGGCGAGGCTGCACAAACGGCAGATATAAAAAAGGATCAAGCTGCTATCGATAGCGAAGAGGTAGCTAACCATGGGACGGGACAGGATCCGTCGGATGAGGAGTGGTTAGAGTATCAACGCGATGGCGGTAAAGAAGCGGTAAGTTCAGCTGCTCCTACTTCTCCGGCTGCTCCTGCTCTTTCAACTGCTTCTCCAGCTGCTCCTGCTCCTTCAGCAGACTGGGATAAAGTTCTCACAGAAAGAATGGCGACATACTCTAAAGCTAACAAAGAAAGATTGCGCGCGGAAGGTCACCAAGAAATATGGCTCGCGGCTGGGGAAGCTTCTGAGGAAAAGCAAGCTGCTCCTGCTCCTCCAGCTGCTCCTTCTCCTCCGTCTGCCCGTCCAGCTGCTCCTTCTCCTCCGTCTGCCCGTCCAGCTGCTACTGCTTCTCCGCCTGCTCCTTCAGCTACTCCTGCTCCTCCGCCTGCCCCTCCAGCTTCTCCGCCTGCCCGTCCAGCTGCTTCTCCGTCTGCCCCTCCAGCTGTTCCTGCTTCTCCGTCTGCTCCTTCAGCTGCTCCTACTGCTCCTGCTGCTCCTGCTCCTTCAGATGCAGAGTTGCGGTACAACAAAGAAGTAGAAATAGAAGAGAAATACGCAGTATCGGCACTAAAAGAGCGACAAGCTTTTAGGAAAGAGTACCTCGCAAAGCGGGCTGCGTCAGGGGATACTTCTCCGCTTAGCGACATATTTGACGAAGCCGGCGAGGTCCTTTTAGCAATAGAGCTAGAGAAATACCATGAACGTAGGAGAGGGGAGTTTCTCGAGGAGAGGAAAGCCGCTAGCGAAAAGCAAGCTGCTTCTACTCCTCAGCCTGCAGGAACTCCAGCTGCTCCTGCTCCTCCGCCTGCTACTTCAACTGCTTCTGCTCCTCCGCCTGCCTCTCCAGCTGCTCCGGCTTCTCCGTCTGCCCGTCCAGCTTCTCCGTCTACTCCTGCTTCTCCAGCTGCTCCTGCTTCTCCGCCTGCCCCTCCAGCTGCTCCTGCTCTTTCAGCTGCGGATTTGGAGAAGAAGGAGCAGAGGCGGCTGGCGGCGGAGTGGCGAAAAGAAACCGAAATTGACGAGGCGAAAGATAAGGAACGCGAGGCCGCTAAACAAAAGGCGCGTGCAGCCGACGAAGCTCGCTACGACACTTGGGCACGTACCCCGAGGAAAGTTTCAGTTCCCGACGCTACGGAAATTCCAGCTGCTCCTCCGCCTGCAGGAACTCTAGAAAGATTAACGAAATACTTTAAACGTACCCAAGAAAGATGGTTCGGGAAGAGGAAAACCGCTAGCGAAAAGCAAGCTGCGTCTACTTCTCCAGATGCTCCTGATCCTTCAGATGCTTCTACTCCTCCGCCTGCAGGAACTCTAGAAAGATTAACGAAATACTTTAAACGTAACCAAGAAAGATGGTTCGGGAAGAGGAAAGCCGCTAGCGAAAAGCAAGCTGCGTCTACTTCTCCAGCTGTTCCTGATCCTACGTCTACAGAAATTTCAGCTGTTTCTGTTCCTCAGCCTGCAGGAACTCCAGCTGCTTCTGCTCCTTCAGCTGCTTCTGAAGCTCGCGCAGAAAGATTAGCGAAATACGCTAAACGTAACCAAGAAAGATGGCTCGCGGAGAGGAAAGCCTCTGAGGAAAAGCAAGCTGCATCTACTTCTCCAGCTACTCCTCCGCTTGCAACTCCGGACAATTTGCCGCTTAAAGTGGTGCTAGAGAAAAACCTCGAAGAACGCGCAAAAGATAAACTTGCCGAAACTACAGCAAAGGCCACTCCTCCTGAACCTACAAAAACTCTAACTGGGGTTGCTGCTGGTGCTGTAACGGGGTCTACTCCTACAGCTGCGTCACCTCCAGAGGCGACGGGTTTTGTAAAACGGCTGAACAAGCTCAATGCCGGCCTGCAGAATTTTGCTAACGCGGTCAGCCGCATCACTTTAGGCCTCGCAGCCACCGGAGCAGCTCTGATCCAGGCCGCCTCGCCTGATGCCTGGGCCACACTTACCGGCTCTGTGACGCTTCTTGCTGGCCAGCTCGGCATGGCTCTGATGCCCGAGATCATCCAGCTTTCAGCTTTCATTCAAGCTCTGGCCGAAGCGGTGAGCGGTGCCTCGCCTGCATTCAAGGGGTGGATTGCCTTTATAATCAAGTGGGGCATCATAGGAGGGGTGTTCATCGCTAGCCTTGCGGGCCTTGTCTCTATAGTCACTTCCGTCGTAACCATCTTTACCGCTCTTCTGACCCCTATGGGCCTTGTTATTGCGGCGCTTTCCGCAATTGCGCTAGTTGGGTTTCAGTTGTACAAGGAACTTAACCATGATGGACTTTTGGAAGGTGAAGCAGCAAAAGAAAAAAACCTCCGGGCTAGAGTTTACACCGGGTCGGAGCAAGAAGTTCTTAAAGACCCCGAAATACAGGGTGTCATTAAATCTTCAAAGACCAAAGAGGAGGCTGCCACACGACTCGAGGAAATGGCAAAGGCGACGAGAATGAAAAGAGTGCATTTCGAACCAGAAATCCCAAGTCGCGTGGAGCAAGCAAATGAGGCTCTGAAGCTGTGGGGTAACAGCATTGTTCGTGTAGCCACCTTCGGTCATGCGAAAGGGATATGGAGAGAAAAAGAGGCTGTTGTCAACGAAGATGAAGAAATTGACACAGCCCACATAAAGAAAGCGGAACGTTACAACGTAGCATCGGCCCTTATTAGTAAAGGTGGCTTAGGTGTCGTAGGTGCTCCGCCTAAGCCAGCTCAAGAGGCCAAGGACAAGCGTATGGCTGGCCTCCAGCAGATGGCCTATGCCATGCAATCTTTCAAGGCAACTCCTCAATACTCCTCGGTCGACGAGGCTTACAAGCGTATTCAGGTCACTGCTCTCGGCGATGATCCCATTACTCGAGAAATCAAGAAGATGCATATGGAGACCATGGTGAAGATGCTTAAAGAGCTGCAAGAGGGCAACAAGACGTTTACTGAGTGGACACCCTATCTTCAAAATATTCTTGGAGGTGCACCTTAATGCCTTTCCTTAAGGGTATCGAGTATCATGAACGTCCTAGTTCTCCGCAGGAATCGATGGGCTCTGACGGCTTTAGGGCACGTCGCATCTTTGACACACCGTGGGAGACTCGCTGGAAGTTCCTTACAGCCATGTTCGGCAGTGCGAGTTTAGAAGGTGTAGACGGCCATGCGGTAGTTCTTCGAGAACTACCAGAGGCTTATAAGGTAGACTTCGGTACAGGTCCTGTCAATTTCATGTACCCTGCAGCCATAGAGAGCATAGAGCATATTGGCAATACAAAGTGGAACACGACACTTAGATCTGCTGTTACCGAATGGGCTCGTGTCAGCATCGGTTATGAAACCCTGCACTACCGACTCTTGTCCGACGAGTATCTAAGGGAGGAGTACGACGACGAAGGCTACGAGTCTTGCTTGGCTCGATTTGTATCTATCTGGGTACAACCCTCTGCAGAATATCTGACTCTTCCGCACGGCTCCCTCAGGTGGTCGGAGCCGGGTGGTGTCCAAGGTGTACAAGTTACAGGATCTTACGGCCGTATCCAGCCTTCTGCGGAGATTATGATCGTTTGGCATCGGGTGCCGGGTTTGCCGACAGCCATCAGCCAACTGCTTGGTTCTGTTAATGCACAAGTCATGGGTGTAGAGAGCCGCAGTTTGACTTTCCACCCGCAAACTCTTCTCTACACCCATGCTGAAGTCAAGCCTTACCGCTGGTTTGACAATCGTCTTTACTACGACATCACAATGAAGTTTAAACACTTCGATCCACAAGGCGATGGTTCAGTGAACCACAATACCTTCTTGCAATACAATGGAAAGCTGTTGCAGCCTTATGCCTATAGATATCTGACTCATGATGGCCTTCCTCCGCCCAGCGAAGGGGGCACTAGTCAGGTCGTCTACAGCTTGAAAGATTTTGGAGAACTGTTCAGCTCTTTTCCGCTTACTGATGAAAGCATTATAACAGTCCCGTGATACATGCGAATTGTACCCCGATCCCCGTTCAGCAGACAGTCGCGTCCGTCAACTCGTGCTCTTAACACGTTGTCGGATGCTCTGGCTTCCTCGTCCAATATCACAGCTACCGGGGCCGTCAGCGTCACGGCAGGTGGAAATGGAATACATTTCACTACACCCAATAGCCGCTGGGTGCGGGCTCGTATCATAGCGCGGTTCCCTGGGTCTGTTGACGAATCAGACTCCTATTCTTGGATAGAGGTCCTCGAGAATGGAGATGGAACCTTTGCCGATGCCGAGAGACATGGCATTGGAGGGAGTGGCGATCCGACCAACTTTGATTTCCTCCCGGCGTATGAAGAGAATGAACTCTATACTGAAAACGATAGCATCGTTTGGATGCATTTCGGTTATGACGACTATGTTCTGTTCAGCAGGCCTTCTTGCTGCACCTGGATATTCGCCTGCATAACGGGAGGCACCGATCCATATAGCTGGTCCGAAGCAGAACAGTTGTATCCCGGTTCATTTGGCATATTAGCCAACGGTCGGACAGGAGTGCTGAGCGCCTATGAACTAGGCGGAAACACCACTGTTGCAGAGAACACTTATGTCTGGCTGGCTGAGGGGTACAAAGGAAGCTCGACAAAATATTCCTTCTACTTGGCCCATATCGTCTTATTCGTTCGCATCACCTCTCTTGTCAAAGTCGATGGCCGCTATCCGGCCGTCGAGCAGATCTATGATCCGACGGCAAAGTCGTGGACTGATGGCGACGAGTGCTGGTATGTGGACGCCAACGAATGACCTTGCCGAAGCTTCAGCGATTTGAGGCACTACACGTCGGCCGGGCAGCGGGTCGACGCGTGTACGTGGGCACATGTCGCAGCACTCAGTCGATAGGGTCACAGTCGGGATCTGGTTCTGGCTCAAGGTCGTCTACTGGACCTTCTTGCGTGGGGTTTGCCGGGCCTGTAAATGCCGTACGAGAATTGGCGATCCTGGTAGGGATTGCTGGCGGCCGCAAGGTTTATGGCCAAGGGGAATGCTGTGGGGTTGGTCTTGGGCGGATCGGTAGTGTGCTGGTCGGCCAGGCTGCAGGTCGCAAGGTCTTCGTGGGAGCGTGCTGCGGCTTGCCGGCCTACAGCGGGTCAGGGCCGAAAAGCGGCTCTGGCTCTAGGTCGGGGGTGAGCGGTAGTAGATCAGGATCAGGAAGTGGTTCGGGTTCTGGAAGCGGCAGTGGCTCGGGTTCCGGCAGTGGTAGCGGATCGGGATCCGGTAGCGGCTCGGGTTCGGGCAGTGGTAGCGGATCGGGTTCTGGGTCCAGTAGCGGATTTTACGCGGGCAGCGGTTCGGGTTCGGGAAGCGGCAGTGGTAGTGGTTCAGGGTCAAGAAGCGGCAGTGGTAGTGGGTCTGGCTCGTTGTCGGGCAGCGGATCTGGCTCAGGATCGGGGTCTGGTAGTGGGTCAAGATTGGGATCTGGCAGTGGATCAGGTTCCGGTAGCGGCTCGATCTCAGGTTCTAGCAGCGGATCAAGTTCAGGCAGCGGCTCGGCGTCAGGTTCAGGCAGTGGTAGTGGTTCTGGTTCAGGCAGTGGAAGCGGAAGTGGATCAGGTTCCGGTAGCGGCTCAGGTTCAGGCAGTGGAAGCAGAAGTGGATCAGGTTCCGGTAGCGGCTCAGGTTCAGGCAGCGGTTCAGGCAGCAGATCAGGTTCCGGTAGCGGCTCAGGTTCAGGCAGTGGTTCTGGTTCAGGCAGTGGAAGCAGAAGTGGATCAGGTTCCGGCAGTGGTTCTGGTTCAGGCAGTGGAAGCAGAAGTGGATCAGGTTCCGGCAGTGGTTCTGGTTCAGGCAGTGGTTCTGGTTCAGGCAGTGGTTCTGGTTCAGGCAGTGGAAGCAGAAGTGGATCAGATTCCGGTAGCGGCTCAGGTTCAGGAAGCGGCTCAGGCAGCAGATCAGGTTCAGGCAGCAGCTCAGGTTCTAGCAGCGGATCAAGTTCAGGCAGCGGCTCGGCGTCAGGTTCAGGCAGTGGTTCTGGTTCAGGCAGTGGAAGCGGAAGTGGATCAGGTTCCGGTAGCGGAAGTAGGTCAGGTTCAAGTAGCAGGTCGGGGTCGACGAGCGGTGGCACGGGCACGGGCATCAGGACCAACTGCTGCGCCAATCTGCTGCCGACGACGATCTACGCGACCATCACGCAGAGCACGTCGACATGCACCTGCCTGGGCGGCGGCATCGTCGTGACGCTGGTCTACGATGCCCCAACGCAAAAATGGGTCGGGGAACGGGTGTTTTGCGGAACGACGAACATCCGTTTGAAGTTTTACTGCACCGGTCTCAACAGCAATGATTTCAGGCTTGACGTGTCGTTCCTCGATAGCTGTCAAATTGAAATTTCCTACGGCAATACAGGACCGTGCCTGCCGCTGGCTGCGGAGTTCATCGCCGGGATGACCGGGCTATGCGGATGCACCGGAACGACCGGCGCCATCAAGATCGTGGTGACGGAGTGAGCGATGGCGAGACCATGCGGCCATGCGACGCCCCCTTGAAAGGCGAACGCGCACGCGAGTACATTGGTTGCCAGAGTCTTCGCCGTGATGCTCATGGGACATGCTCCTGAAGGGGTTCCGGACCCCCCGTATACCACGAACAGGGTGTGCAATGCCGCGTCCGTGCCAACACGCCGCCGAACCGCCGCAGCCAGAGACGTGCCACATCTGCATGCTCTACACGACGCGATTCGACTACCGATCCCTCTGGGACGGAGACGGCCAGAACGTGTCGTCGCCGGTCTTGCCAGGCCGCACGAAGTCGTGTAGGTTTCTGGGGCCGATCCTTGAACGCGCGCCGTGTGACTGCGACTCCAAGCACGTCTACGACTGCGAAGTCCACGATCGCTGCACCAAGGGTCCGAACAACGGGTCTGCCGCCTGCTGCCTGTCCTGCGAAGAGTACGAGGAGACGATGCCGACTCCCGAAGAGATTCGACCGAACACCCCGGTCGCCACGGTCGCCGAAGTCCTGCGTGGCCCGCCCGGCAATTTCCCGGAAGGGTGGACGGGATGGGACAACGTCCGCGACGCGCACATCCAGCTTCTGGACGAGGTGGCCGTCGCCGCCCCGATCTTCCCGGAAGGCCGCTACAAGGGCCGCGGCATCGTCTCATGCGTCTCCGCGAAGTCGGGCTGGTCCAGCGGCAAATGCCTCGACCACGGCTACCTGCCGGGCGCGTGGGTCATGGTGAAGGAACTGCGCCGGCTCGGCTGCAAGCTCCCGATCACGTTCGCGCACCTCGGCCCGCTCGAATGGGATCCGACCCTGACCGCACTCTTCGCCGCGCACGACGTTTCCGTCATCGACCTGCGTGAGTTCGAGAAGCAGGAGAAGTTCCGCATCCTGGCCGGTTGGGAGTCGAAGCTGGCGGCCGTCATGGCGTGCAGCCACGAAGAAGTCCTGTTCCTCGATGCCGACAACATCCCCATCGCGGACCCGACGCCGCTCTTTGGCGAGCGCCGCTACCGCGACACGGGCGCGATCTTCTGGCCCGACCTTCCGCCCCAAGGGCAGGTGGACGGCCGCACCGAATGGCTCCCTCCCGTCGTGTGGGAGAACCTGGGCATGAAGCATCGCGCCAACGTGGACTTCGAGTCCGGCCAGTTCGTCATCGACAAGCGGAAGTGCCACCACGAGATCGCCGTCGCGAAGTTCCTCAACGACCACAGCGACTGGACCTACAAGTTCGTCTTCGGGGACAAGTCGATCTACCATCTGGCCTGGGCGAAGGTGGGGCGCGACTACGCCATGCCCGAGAAGTCGTGCGGCTGGAACGGCGGGGCCATCCACCAATACGGCCTCGACGGCAACCTGCTTTTCGAGCACGGCTGCCAGAACAAGCCGACGCTCCACGGCTATCCCCACGGCCAGGACTGCCTGACGAATGCCGCCCATTGCCACCGTCATTTGGAGGATTTAAGGCGTGTCTGGAGCGGCCGATTGTGGTACAATGAGTCTCCTTCGGGAAAGGACCGCGTGACGCAGAGACGCCTCATCGGGTCGACGTTCCGCTATCGCAGGCTGGGCATCGACGACCGGGCCATGCGGCTTCTGGAGGACAACCGGATCGGCAAGGGCTCGGCCCGGTGCGAGATTTTCTGGTCGGTTCTCGACGGCATTCTCGCCATCCTGAACGTCGACTACGTTCCGACGATGTTGCTCCGTGAAGGGGGCGACGGGGTCTGGCGCGGCGAGTGGCTGGACCACGAGCGGTGCAAGGTCGAGATGGTTCCGCAGGCGGTCAGCAACCAAGCGGGGTGACATGGACATTCGGAAGCTGTGCGAGCGGTCGCGAGACGAGTTCGAGGACTGGTGCAGGCTGCGGTCTGCCTCCCACCCGATCAACCCGATGCGGGCGATGTGCCGCCTCTTCGGGCAGTATCCCTTCTACGTCGACTTGGCCGACGAGCACATGGGGCCGCACCTGATCCTCGACGGCTTCTGGGAGTCGTGGACGGCGATGGCCGTGGTCCGCTTCGTGAAGCCGAACTGGCGGTGCATCGACGTGGGGGCGAACCACGGCGTCTTCACCGTCCTGCTGTCCAAGCTCGCGACCGAGGGCCACGTCTTCGCCTTCGAGCCGAACAGCCGCAGCTTCGAGTTCCTGCAAGAGAACACTCGAATCAACGGATGCTCCAACGCGGACGCAAGCCCGCTGGCCATCGGGGATAGCGTCTCTGAAGGCGTTCTGCGGTGGAAGCGAGGGAACCCGACTTCCGCGTCCCTGCTGCCCTCGCCGAAGGACCATCCGCATCGGCAGGACGAGTGCTCGGAGCCGGTCGGCGTGTCGCGGCTGGACGCTCTCGTCCGAGGCGATGTCCACTTCATCAAGATCGACGCGGAGGGCATGGACTACGAAGTCATCCGTGGCGCGCAGGCCCTGATGGACGCCAATCCGAAGTGCAGCATCCTGTTCGAGCACGCGGGCTTCCTTCTTGGCCCGGAGGATGTCCAGAAGCAGCTTCTTGCCGAGGCGATGGATCGCTGCAACGTCGGGGTGCTGCACAACATCGGCTACGACGGCTGGTGGAAGCCGGTGGAACCGCGTGAGGTAGCCGCCAGTGACCCCAACCGGGTCTGGAATCTGCTGATAAAGAGGTAGGGCCGAGGCGTGCCCTTAGCCGATGATTCACCCAACCGCCAACGTGTACGGCTCGGCGATTGGTGTTGGCACACGCGTCGCGGCGTTCGCCGAAATAGGCGGGGCTGTCGTCGGGGCGAAGTGCAAGATACAAGCCTTCGCGTTCATCTGCCCCGGAACGGTCCTGGGCGACGAGGTGTTCGTGGGGCCGCACTGCTGCTTCACGAACGACAACTGGCCGCGGGCGTCTGGGGAATGGACTCGGCGAGGCGTCACGGTGCAACGCGGCGCTTCCATCGGCGCGGGGGCGATCCTTCTGCCTGGCATCAGCATAGGCGAAGGGGCCATGATCGCCGCGGGCTCGATAGTTGATCGGGACGTGCCGGCGTGGACGTTGTGGGTCGGCGCACGGGCGCAGGCCACGATGTCCCCCATACGGTAAAGGACTGGAGCATGGGCGCTGTTCGCGAGTTCGAGTCGGCGTTCGCCGAAAAGCTGGGCGTCCGGGCCGCCATCGCGGTCAACAGCGGAACGGCCGCGCTCGCCGCCTGCATGATGTCGATGAAGATGACGCAGCGGGACACGGTGGTGACGAGCCCCTTCACCTTCATCGCGACCGCGAATGCAATCTTGTTCGCCGGGGCCACGCCAGTGTTCGCCGACGTGACGCCTAGCGATTTGCTTCTGGATCCGGGTTCGCTACGGCAACGGATGCGTGCCACCACGCGAGCAGTCGTCCCTGTGCATCTCTTCGGCAAGGTGTGCGACATGGAAGGCGTCCGCAGTGCCGCCGCCGGGGCCGTCATCATAGAGGATGCGTGCCAGGCCCTCGGCGCAGAACGCGACGGACGTATGGCTGGAACGGTTGGCGACGCAGGGTGCTTCAGCTTCTACCGGACCAAGAATCTGTCCACGTTCGAGGGCGGCATGATCGCTTTCCCGACGGGATCGCGACTGGACGAGGCCGCGATCCGCGCCATCGTCAACCAGGGCGATTCGGGCGGGAGGAGCTTTCATCACGTCGGCTTCAACTTCCGAATGGCGGAGCCCTTGGCGGTGATCGGTCTGCACGTCCTGACCAGCCATTGGGGAGCAGTTCTTTCCGGGCTGGGGCGATACGGAGTCGCGGACGGCTATTATCCGAACGTCGTCTACGACACGCCGGCATACAGGAACCGTGGCATCACCGGCGACTGCCCCATAGCCGAAGCGGCGGCGGCGGTGGTGCGTGCGCGACTTGGAAGGGGATCGTGATGCTTCGCATCGGGCAAATAGGATATGGCGTGTGGGGCTCGCGGGTCGCTTCCGCAATCGGCCGTTCTCGATGCTGCGAGCTCGTGGCGGCGTGGGACATTGACCCCGTCGCGACTCAGGGCGTCGCCTGCGCTACGGCAAGCCTCGACAGCCTATGGAGGCAGAGCGACGCAGTTGTTGTTTCCGTGCCGCTTCAGAGTGTCGCTCCGTTGGTGCTGGAAGCCTTGCGACGAGGCAAGCATGTTATCGCCGCGAAGCCTCTGGCGGCAGCGTCGGCGGCGTGCATGGAGATCCACCGTGCGGCACGCGAGGCGGGATGCACGGTCATGGTGGACTACGTCTCGTGCTACTTGGGCGACGCGCCGTTCTTCTGCGCGGCCGCCAGGCATGCAAACGGCATCAGCGCCGTCAGGTCGGCTGATAGGCCGCGCCACGGCGGCGCAGGCGCGCTCTGGGATCTGGCCGTACACGACCTGGCCATCTTGCGGATGGCCTCAGGAGAGGTGCCGCGAGTCACGGCCGCCACCCTGTCGCACGATCAGGCGGACATCAGGGGGGACTGGCTGGCGACGGGAACCTTCCGCATCAAAGCCACCTACGGGCCGCGCGAACGGCGGTGGCGTGCAAGAGCGAAGCACGGGGCGTTAGCGGAAAGCGATCAGCAGCAAGACGCGCCAGAACCGTTGCAGTCGATGCTCGACACGTTCGCCCGGAGCGTGCGTGACGGCACGATGCCACTGACCGACGCGGCGTTCGCAGCCGATGTGGCGGCGGCCGCAGAGAAGGCCGAGGAGGTGGCGCCGTGAAGCTGGCGATCATCCTGCCGACCCTCGGACGCGCCACGCTACCGCGAGCCATCGCCAGCGCCATGCACCAGCTCGACGCCGACACCACGATCGAAGTGGTTGGCGACGGGCATCGGCCAGACGCGGAGGCTGCGGTCGACGAGGTTCGTGACCCGCGAGTTCGCTACAGCCACCACAGCGACCCGGTCAGCATGTTCGGCAACGCGCAGCGCAACCACGGCATCGCACGATCAGGGGCCGACTGGATCATGCACTTGGACGACGACGACAAGCTGCTTGACGGGGCGGTGGCGGCCGTGCGCCGGAACATGCGGTTCCACAAGCCGCTGGTGTTCAGGATGCTGCACTACGGGAAAGTCCTGTGGAGAGAGCCAGTCATGCAATTCGGCAACGTCGGCGGCGCGCAGTTGGCGTGCCCGCGGGACCAATTGAAGCCGTGGGGCATCGGCAACGGGAGCGACTTCGACTGCATCGTCGCGACGGTGAACAGCCACGGCATCCGATGGTGCTGCGACGTGATTTACAACTGCGAGGAGCATCATGGCGGCAAGTGACGCGTTCGTCATCCCGGTGGAAATGCTGGTGATGGACAACATCCGCCAGGTTCTTCATACCGTCGCTTCGTTGCCAGCCGAAAGCACGGTCTACTTGGTGTGCGAGCGGCTTCATGTGATAAACCCCGGCCCGCTGCGGGAGGCGTGCGAGCGGGCAAACGCCGTGGTCGTAGACGTGGCGTATGAACCCGGCGTCTGGCGATCCACGGACGAAGCGGTCGCACACGGCTTCCGGATCGCCGCAGCGAACGGGTATTCGCGAATTCGAGCCATACGAGCAGGCGACGCCTACCAGCCAGAAGCTGTGGAGGAGTAAGCGGTGAAGATCGCAGTGACCATCCCCGTCTGGATCTACCAGAACCCGGCGCTCATCGAAGCGACGCAGCGGGCCGTAGCGAGGCTGCGCAGCGACGTCCACGAACTGACGATCTACCTCGCCTGCACACGGCTTCACCAGATTGGCCCCATCGATCTTCAGGGATACTGCCAGCGGCAGACGAAGCATCGGGTCTGCGTCCTGCACGAGCCCGGAGTGGAGCGGAGCGTGGCGGGAGCCTGGAATTGGGGGTGCGGCCAGGGCCAACACGACCTGTACCTGCTCACGGCGAACGACGTGGAAGCCGAAGCCGAGTCCGTAGACGCGATGGCGGCATGGGGAGAGGCGAACCCCGAGGCGATGATCTGGAGCGGCCTGGACAGGAACCACACGTCGCCCGAGCGGCCCGTCGACTCCTGCGACTTCGCCTTCTTCATGCTGAGGCGGGGGGCGACAGAGAGGTTCGGGACGTTCGACGAACGCTACCGCCCCGCCTACTTTGAGGACAACGACTACTACACGCGCGTCGTCCTCGCCGGGCACACGCCGAAGATGATCCCCGAGGCGAGGTTCCTGCACCACGGTTCTCTGACGACAAAGATGGAACCAGACGCGGCGCATCACGTCCGGCACCACTTCGCGCTGAACCGGGCGAGGTATCAGGCGAAGTGGGGTCCGGCGGAGCCTCCTGGCGATCCGGTCGGGGTTCTGGCACAGTGCCACAAGACGCCGTGGAACGACCCGTCGCTGCCGATCACGTTCTGGGACCGAGCATAGGGAGCGGCCATGATCCCAACAGCAGCAGCGGCCCGCGCGGCACTCGACGTGCAAGCTGGGAGCGGCGGCAGTGCCGGGGCGACGGGCTTCACCGGACCGACAGGACCCACAGGCTTCACCGGCGCGACCGGGCCGACGGGCGCGACAGGTCCGACCGGGCCGACGGGTGTCACCG